TCATTACCTTGTCACCATCTAAACTTAGAATAGCAAGTGTTTGTTGTACAGGCCATGCCCATTCATTCTTAAGGCTACCAGTTACACCAGTTGCAAATACAAACTCACCTGCGTGTGTGCTTGCATCACCAAATTTAAACTTGATATCACTACCGTCTGTTAGTACAGTGAACACAGTTTCTTCTGCGTTTGCAGTTGCCTGCATTTTAAAACGCTGTACACTTGCCATAGTAGGCGATACTTCAACGTCCCAGTTAGCACCTTTGAACTTAACAGTCTTAAGTTTTTCATTAATAATCTCTGCGTTCATAAAACGATAGTCGTTTTTAAAGTCGTCTGTTGCGTTTTCAAAGTGAATACCTGTTGGAATCTGTACACCATTTCTATCTTGTCTTACAACATCAATAGTTGCACCATCTTTGTATTCTGGACACTTCAAATGAATGTCTAGTTTATTTAGGTTAGGCATACCAAATGTACCCTTCATTTCCACTTGGGCGTTCTTTGTATTTGCCTGCATGATTACAGAGCGATCCTCTGCCATGCTGTCGATTCCTGTTTGTGCATCATCACCATTTACCTTAACAATGTTAAGAAAGCCAAGGGCGTGTGTATGTGCTACAATGTCTTGCAATATGTCTTTCATAGTTTTCTCCGTTCCTTATACATATTATATTTAGAAAATCATTCAAAGTCAAATAAATTATTGAATGTATTCTTCTGTTCGGTTGATTTTATATCCCAATCTAGAACTCCAATTAGGTTATCCAATTTCTTATCGATAATAGTTGACTCCATTTCGTCATCTTCAAAAGGAAGTTCTTGGAACCATTTTGGTAGTCTTAGTTCATCCGTTGGGTAAGCAACCGAAGTATAACCCATTGGATTGTTCTTTAGTTTGCAAACAATAACTTTCATACCGTCTACAATATTCATACTAAATTTGTCGCCATTCATTTCTTTAAGGGTATTCCAGTTAATACTTGCCCTTACATGACCTGGCATGTTTACTTTACCGTGCTTTTTAAGTCTTGCAAGATAATCAGTAACATTGTTAGCACGTTTAGGGGAACCTTTTTCCCAACCTGGTCGTGCTTTAAATTTTGTTCTAAAATCTGTAATCATTTCTAATACTTGTTCTTCTTTAGCACCTGTTAGTACTGCCAACAATACTTCGCTTAAAAACTCTTGCATAAACACAGGAGTATCAGAACGTTTAAGATCAAGACCCATTGCTTTTACTTTGCCAGGCTTGCCATCTACATCTGTTCTAAATCCTTCGTTATCATAAATTAGTGCCGCATATCTTTTCTTTGTAATGTATAAACCTTTTTCAGCAACAATTTCTCTACCAGCCGCAATAACTTCTCCTCTGCTTTTAGGACAATGAAAAGCATCACCCATAAACTTTGGAAACGTTACGTTTGCTTCTTCACAAATTTGATCATAGAGTTGTATTACACTTTCTTTATTCCAAGGTATATCACCTTTTTCTATTTCAGCACGTAAACTTGTGTATGCACTAAAGTAAACAGAATCAGTATCACCATATATAATACTTTTACCTATGTGATCATACTCACCTGTAATAATTTCATTAACTTTAGCACTCATGTGTTTTGCAATAGCACGACCTGTGAGTGTAGTACTTTGCCCAATTCTATGATCAAAGAATCTACACCCTGGGTTTAGGATTGCTCCATATAAACTATTTAGGTTAATCTTTTTAACAAGTTGTCTTTTATCCCAAAAAGCAGTTTCAATTTTATTACCTGCATCTTGTGCCGCAATCTTTTTAGCCTGCATTTCTTTACGTTCTGCATACCAACGTTTAAGTAGTCCTGGAATGATACCTTCATATTCTGTAGTAAACAAAGTACCATTGGCACTTACCATCCACGGCTGATTGCTATCAAAAATAAGTCTGTAAACTTCGGCGGCACTTAAAGTATCACTTTCGCCACCTTCCCAGTCAATAGTAATTTCAATATCTTTGCGTTGTTCCATTACGTAGTCATATTCAAGACTGCCAAACTTTCCTTCCCATGCCGCCGCAAACGATTTCTTTTTAAAGTTCATTTGTTCAGACAAGTAATCTTCTGTATGATTTTGCTTTAGTTGTCCTACAACTGTTGCAGGATCCATATTCAATGATCGAATAACACTAGGATATAGACTGTTCAAGTCCATACTTGCAATCCAATCATGTAGTCCTTTTTTAGGATATGCTACATAGGCACCAGCCGCCTGTGCTGATCCAGGTTCTCTGTGTACTCTGTTAGGTACTACATAACCACGTCTATGTGCTTCGTTGATAATTGCTTGTTCTGTAACTGCCACAGCACCCATAGTAGTGGGTAGCAAAACAGTATTTGCATGAGCAAGTTCGTTTGCTAGGTCAATAAAACGTAGTTTCTTATCTAGTTTGTCTAGTAGTTCAACGTCTTGCCTGTTATATTCAATAAATGTTCTAAAGTCGTTGTTATATAACTGATCAAGTGTACCTTCGTATACGGTTTTCTTCTCACCGATCTCCATTTCACCAATAGCATCAAGTCTATATGTGTGTCGTTCTTCATATGTGTACTTACGATATAATTCCAAACTATCTAAATGCTGTCTGCCTATTAGGTCATAGGTTTCCTGCTCTCTTCCAAACTTTTCATAAGTTCTTTTCTTTGGATATTGATCCCACAAACAAAAACGTCTTGTATCTTCTTTTGAAAGTACTCTTGTAATTCTGTTAACAGTGTATGGAATATCATAACCTTCACTGTTCCAACCTGATAAAATATCTGCATCTTTAATTAGATCTAAAAAAGTATCAAGCATTTCTGCTTCTGTTTCAAACAAGTATGTATTATCAAATTCTTTACATTCTTCTTTTGCTTGTTCCATTGTAAGTGTTTTTGGTGGAAGTGCAAGTGTAATAAGACTGTCAAGCCATTGTAAATGAACTGTAATGGCAGTAATTGCAGTAAAAGGATCTTCAGGTGAACTATACCCACGTTCAGGATCAAAGTCAACTTCAATATCAAAAAATGCAACGTTTAGGTTTGGAGCATCTTGTCCAAGATAATTTTCTTCAAGCAGTCTATATACAGGATTGATATCTGCTTCAAATAGTCCGCGATGTTTATTAATTTTTTGTTCTTTTAGGAAGTCTTTCCAACTTTTACATACAACACGACTTACAGAGTCTCCAAAAGTACTTTTTTGTTTTCCTTTTGCGTCTCCATAATAGAAAACATATCTTGCTGGAAATTCGCGAAACTCTCGTTCGCCTTTTTTGTTTCTCTCTACGACCTTAATAATGTCTTTATCACGATCCCAGAGTGCGTCTACGTAACTCAATATTTTCTCCTATACATGCCACTTTCGGTTGGCAAAAACCAGTTATGTCGTTTATGGCCGACTGACCTTCATCAACACTATTTACTATTATATGTTCTATGCCTAAATAAATCAAGTACTTTTTTCTTCAAATGCTCTGCCTTCTTTTTTACATTTTGGACAAGTCCAAGTGCCTCTATCAATTTGGTATTTTTCTTCCATTGTAGGGTATGTAAAATAAAATTTACATTCCGTACAAGTAAGGTGCCATAATATTTCTTTTTGTGCTCTAAATATTACAACCACCCTGCCGCTATTGCGTAACCAAAAACATTAACACAACTAAAGTAGAATGTTAACATCATAACCCAAGCGGCTCCTCTACGTACTGCCGCATAACATTGGGTAACACTACCTACAAAAAATCCTGGATATACTATAAGCATATTTGGATCTCTTGCGTTAACGGCAAGGGTCAAACTCGCACCAACAGTAAATATAAAACTTACTAGTTCAAAATAGAACGCAGTTTTATCACTACGATATGAGTTAGACCAAAAATCTTTTATCTTTTGCAAAACGACTATTGCTTGTCTCTGCCCGTAGTAACCATAATGGTTTCTAGGTCTTCAAATTCATCAACGGCTTTATGCCATTCGCCTTTTTGTGCAATCTTGATTGCTTTGTTAATTAGACTAGGTTTAACGTCCATTTCTTCTGCTACTGCTTTGACTGTATCACGTAAACCTTCTTGTAGGTCTGAAACTTCTTGCAAAACATTTACACCTTCATTTACTACTTGTATAAGTTTTGCTTTTTCTTCAGCACCGAATACTTTATCACTCATGTGAAACTCCTTTGTTATTTGAGTTATATTATATATAGATTTATGCTAGATGTCAAGTACTTTGAACGGAATTGGCACAGAATTATCTAAACATTTAAACCAAACGTTATTTGGCCCAATATGATGATCATTTGGCAGTAGTTCGTTTACTGCTTGATTGACTCCTGGGAAATCCATATCATGTCCACATAACCAGCCATTTGGTTTTAATTTAGGCGTGTAATATTCTATATCGCCCTTAACACTGCTGTAGTCATGACTTGCGTCAATGAAAACAAAGTCTAAACTGCCATCTTCTATTTGATTATGCACTTCATGACTGTGTCCTTGTATTGCTTTAAGTCTTGGACCATACTTTAATATTACTGAATCTTTATAGAATAGTTTTATATCAAAATCAATAGCAAACATTTTTAAGTTTGAAAATGACTCTAACAGTTTAAAAGTTGTTCTACCGTTACGAACTCCAACTTCACACCCTACAGTAGGTTGTAATTTTTTAAACAGATCTACTAAAAAATAATCTCTTTTGTTTGGTCCGTTATATTCTATTGTTCTTTTGATCTTAATTTTATCTTTAGCCAACAGGATTTTCCTCTTCGTCTTTTGTTTTGTATTGCCATTCGTCTGTATGACCAACTGACCATTTAGGATTGTTTTCGACTGTGTAGTTTTGTGTGCAAACTTTAAAGTCAGGCATTTTACGTTCTGGATGTACTAAACTT